AGAAAATTGATAACAGAGGGCGTTGCAGCGGGGTTGTCACTTAAGCGTATGGTCAACCTGACAACCCGGTGTCCTCAACGGGGAAGGAATAACCCCGCCATACTTACCGCCGCGCCATTTTGCGGGTTGCCACAACCGGAAGCGCACGGTCGAATTAAATTTAACGACACCGTACAGTGAGACGAACTTCGCCGTGCGCTTTCGTGTTGTGTGCCTGCTTTTAACCACGTCAGGCGAGGTGGTATCCTTAAAATCACCACAGTTTTAAGGATTCATTAAGCAATGTCGCAACCACCAATAAATCCGCTTAAGAACATGAAAATTGATTACTGGTATAAAGCGCTTACAGTTGTTGGCGCTGCGTTGTTTGTCTTTAATGGAACGTCTTTTTTTGACAGATATCCCGTTGTTCCATTGGGTTTTTTGTCCTCCGGCATCTTTTTTATTGGTTTGGGGGAGTGGATTAATCACCCTCTCAAAGTGAGATTTATTGGCCCTGGAGTTTGGACTCGTGGATATAATCGTTCTTCGTGCGCACTCGGTATCATCTTCGACATACTTGGTTGTTTCCTGATTGTTACAGGAGTCGTCAAGTTCTTCTGATGTAAAACCGCAAATGGGGCACGTAACGGGAATTTTGAAAAGCGTTTCTCCGGGTTCCAGAACAAAATTTTCTGCGGTCTGATTTTGCTTCTCATATTTGTGCTCCGCGTCATTGTGAGAGCACATTCTTATTCTGAGTGCCTGTTTAAACTCACTGAAGCTGAGAGCTTCTTCGCCTTCGGCAAGGCCTTCGAAGTATTCTTCGTAAGCCTTTTCCATGATTGTGTCGAAATCCATATCACTCACCTGAGTTTCTTTCCAGCCAGCGACGGGCACCATTTTCGGTTTTAAACGTTTTGCTTTTGGTATACGTCATTGCGGTGAACGTACCGTCCTGGTTGGGGAACACGCCACATACCAGAGATTCGCTGTTGCCAAGATTGATAGTATCCATGCTGACCTCATTTCCCCTTAACGCCGGGGTAGCGGAACAAAAACCTGCTGCATAGTTATTAAAGTTGAACCCTGCCGTCATGTTCTTACGCCTCGGGCTGGCTACTTAACCCCTGACCACTGCCTGGTAACTCGAAGTATTGCCCTGCATTCTGTGGGGCGGGGTGGGTGGCAGGTATATAATGTACTTTGTGTTCATTGTTGTAAAGTACATTTAGTACATTTTGTGTGTAAAAAAATGAGATGGGATAAAGTGAAGCACAAACCCGGAGGAAGGCGCTACCGGATTTATGCTGGTTTAAGAGGCTTTTTGTTTTTTCTTTCGTGCTAACTCTTCGTAAATTGCATTGTACTTCTGTTTTTTCTCTTCAAGAGTTTTTAAAAGTTCATCTGTCTCACTGTCAGGGAGCTCGTCCAGAAGGTCAATGATGATTTTTTGTCTTGGATTTAACTCCTGATAGAAACGTACCTGTCCACTTTCTTCTGTATCCTCTCCCAAAAGATAGGTTGGTGTTGTTCCTATTAGTGTTGCTAATTCCCTTAATTTCTCCCGGCGAGGAATTGTTTCGCCATTAAACCATTTGCTAACCGCTTTTGGTGTTAATTTCATTCGACGGGCAATTTCTGCCTGCCTTCCATGTTGTTCATAACCAGCGTTTTCACAGGCTAGCGCAAGCCTACTGGCGAACTCTTTACGCGCTTTATCTTCATGAACCATAAGTTCAATGATATTCGCTCTTGAATGTACTGTCAGTTCTGTTATAGCATGTACTCAAAGTTCACATTGTGAGGGTGATATGAACCAGAAAACACTTGAAGATGTAATCAAAACTGTTCGCGTTGCTGTTGTGGCCGACGTTTGTGGTGTCAGCCAAAGAGCAATCTATAAATGGATGGATAACGGAAAATTGCCTCGCACAGAATATACCGGCGAAACAAATTACGCTGAAAAAATCGCTCTTGCATCAAACGGATTATTTTCTGCCGATGCAATTTTAACTATTGGCAGGAATAAAACTACTACGAAAAAGCTGATGGGAGTTGATTCATGAAAATCAAGCATGAACACATCCGCATGGCGATGAATGCCTGGGCGCATCCGGACGGCGAAAAAGTACCGGCTGCGAAAATTACCAAAGCGTATTTCGAGCTGGGAATGACGTTCCCGGAACTGTATGACGACAGCCATCCGGAAGCCCTGGCTCGCAATACTCAGAAAATTTTCCGCTGGGTGGAGAAAGACACCCCTGATGCGGTTAAAAAAATTCAGGCGTTGTTACCAGCTATCGAAAAAGCAATGCCACCTCTGCTGGTGGCCCGAATGCGCAGTCATAGCTCAGCCTATTTTCGGGAACTAGTGGAGACGCGGGAACGACTGGTGAGAGACGCTGATGATTTTGTCGCAGTGGCGATCGCTGGTTTCAACCAGATGAATCGTGGTGGCCCTGCAGGAAATATTGTGGCTGTGCATTGACTCGCAATATTCATACCGGATCGCTTCCGGCAATTTGTGAGTAAAAAGATTCGGTATCAAAAGAGGTGAGTATGGCTAACGCCTGGCTCAGATTATGGCATGACATGCCAAATGACCCTAAGTGGCGAACAATTGCCAGGGTGTCAGGGCAGCCAATTGCAACAGTGATGGCAGTGTATATCCACCTCCTGGTGAGCGCGTCACGAAATGTCACGCGAGGTCACATTGAGGTCACGACAGAAGATTTGGCAAGTGCGCTCGACGTGACAGAAGAGGTAATTGATTCAATTTTGCAGACGATGCAGGGGCGGGTACTTGATGGTGATTTAATCACTGGATGGGAAAAACGCCAGGTGCTTAAAGAGGACAACGGCAATATTTCGCAAACCGCAAAATCTCCTGCAGAGCGCAAGAGGGCGCAGCGAGAGAGGGAAAGAAAGCGGGAACAAAATGGCGATTGTCACGGCGCGTCACGAAATGTCACGCATATGTCACGACGAGTCACGACAGATAAAGATACAGATAAAGATACAGATCAAGAAGATCAAAACACTATGGTCCATGGCGTAAAAAACGCCACGAACCAGGCAGGGGATGTTCAGACCGTCAATCTTGGTCAGCCAGCAGGCACGACACCGGAAGCCGATTCAGCGTATGCGCTGAAAGCCGATTCGGGCGCTGTGCAGCAGGTGATGACCGCAAGGCCGGAGCAATCACACCAACTGCAGCAGCCCGAAGCCGATTCCGCCATTCAGCGGGAAGCCGATCGGGTAGTCCCGGAAAACACCGGGCAGTCTGTGGGACGAGTGGATTATCCGGATGTGTTCGAACAGGTCTGGCGGGAGTACCCGTTGCGTGCCGGAGCAAACCCGAAGAAATCCGCTTTCAGTGCCTGGAAGGCCAGATTACGCGAGGGGGTGCCACCAGAGGCCATGCTGGATGGCGTGAGGCGTTACGCAAGATACTTGGCGGCTACCGGGAAAACGGGAACGGAATTTGTTCAGCGAGCGACGACGTTTTTTGGACCGGACCGGAATTTTGAGAACCCCTGGTTGCTCCCGGTAAGCGGCACGAACAACCAGCGTTGTGTGAATCATATTTCTGAACCGGATAACGAAATTCCGCCGGGCTTCAGGGGGTAAGTGTTAATTTCTGGTCATGAGGTAATTTTCAGGAGGGCTTGTGGCAAAAGTTTTTACACAAGAAGAGCGGGAAAAAATTAAAGGGCAGGTTGTTGAACTCGTACGCCAAAGTGGGCGCGAGACGTTACGACAACTGGAAACTAAAACTGGGGCAACAAGATATCTGATGAGTGTTCTGGCCAGAGAGCTGGTTGCCAGTGGCGATGTATACAACTCTGGTTACGGGTTATTCCCGTCTGAACAGGCGCGTAAGGACTGGCAAAATGCCCGTAAAAAGCTCTCAAGGGCAAAGCCGAAGAAACCATCTGCGGTTGATCCGGACCTAATCTGGTCATTACCAGACGGAGAAATACGCCGCTACGACAGGCGCCTGAATATAATCTGTCGCGAGTGCCGGAAGAGCGAAGCTATGCAGCGTGTACTGGCTTTCTATCAGGGTAATTTTCAGGAGGCGGTACTGTGAGTGAAATTAGCTATCAGGCTTCAATTGCCGCTGGCATTCGCATCAAAGGAGAGGAGCATGGAAATAAAACCAGAGGATTAGTTAAGCAATATCGTTTTATTTCCGATAAAAGAGGATGACCCTCGTAATCAGGTTAATTTTCTTTATGAGCCATCGGAAAGACCATATTGCCATCACGCTTCTGTCCGGGTTGACGAAAAAGAGCGTCAGGTCCGCTGTAAAATCTGCGGTGCAGTTGTGGAGCCATTTGACTGGATGCTCTCTGTGGCGAAAAGAGAAACCAGACTGGCAGATGATGTAAGGCTCTTGCGCCAGGAGGAACGGGAAAGGCGAAAAAATATAGAAAAGCTAATTCAGATTGAGCGTAACGGGAAAGCGTGGATACGCAGGGTGACAAAATCCAAAACTGAATAATTAAATTTAGCACTGTTAAAAATTTAATCCTTAACCGGAGGGATTTCTGCACCCTCAGAACAGCAGGAGGCCACCCGAAAGGGCGGTAGTGAAATGCGAAAGTTCAAAATAATTATTGAAACGGGAATGGCTGGTGGAGATTTCGAGGATGAATTCGAAGTGGATGCTGATGCGACGCCTGATGAAATACATGACGAAGCAAAAGATATTTTCTTTAACTACTGCAATTACTCATATCACGAAATAAAAGACGAAGAGGAAGAGCAAAATGGCTGATTTTGGTTCAACTAAATACAACGTCAGTTTTGAAAAATGGCATGAACTGTTAATGGACTATGCAGAGTTACGTGGTGGCAGTGCTGCTGATGCTGAAGCATGGCGTGATGATTATGAAGCAGGAAAAAATCCGGTCGAAGCATATTGTGATGAGTGGGGCGATGAATGAGCGAGATTAATTATCAGGAAGGGTATGAAACGGCGGAGCAAGCAAAACCAGTGGCATGGCGATATCGCTACGTGAAAAAAGGCGTTACGGACTTTCAGGAGAAGTAGTGGTCTGTTGACTGGAAATATGTACCGAAAAAAGAGGATTGTAACGACAGGCCGAACTATCAAATTCAGGCCTTATTCACTGCCTCACCAGCCCTGGTTACATCAGAAGAACTGGTTAAAGCTGTGCACTTTTATGAACAACTAAAACGCGAAAATCCACCAACATCCGGCAACTAGATTAATGGGTTAACTATGTCGGTTAAACGACCAGCCAACTGAAAAAGCGGAAACCTGATTATAGGTTGCCAGATAAGGCAATAAGCTACCTGGCGCGGAACGGACTGATAAGTATGGGGAGTGTTTTACGATGAACCTTTAGACTAAAGAGTTTGTAACGCTATGTAAGTGATTTTTTCTAGTTTAGATATTTATATGTCCGGCCAAATTGAGGTGTGTTTAAATGTAATTGCACATTGATTGTAGGAGGAATAATGAAAAACGCATTGCAGTTTTTGTTTGTTGCGTTCTGGTTGTTCGTATCATGTATGCCCATCATCTTCACAGCAAGGTATATGGAAAAAGTTGATGTTTTGATATTAATATTTGGATATATAAATGCCCTTTTTTTAGGGGTGTTCATGGCGGTCATGTGCATTGAATACTGGCGGTAAATACAGCGAACTCCATTGGTTTAGTTGGATATTTATTGTGCTGGACAAAAACGGTTTGCGGGGAAATCTTAGTTAAGTAGAATGACTGCGGGTGCTTGAGGCTATCTGCCTCAGGCATGAACACCAAAGGCAGATAGAGAAAAGCCCCAGTTAACATTACGCGTCCTGCAAGACGCTTAACATTAATCTGAGGCTCAATCTATGAACGGCAAATCTAGGTTAGCCTCTTACGTGCCGAAAGGCAAGGAGAAGCAGGCTATGAAGCAGCAAAAGGCGATGTTAATCGCCCTGATCGTCATCTGTTTAACCGTCATAGTGACGGCACTGGTAACGAGGAAAGACCTCTGCGAGGTACGAATCCGAACCGGCCAGATGGAGGTCGCTGTCTTCACAGTCTACGAACCTGAGGAGTAAGAGACTTGGCGAGGGAGAAATCCCTCGCCGCCTCTGATGTGTCAGGCATCCTCAACGCACCCGCGCTTAACCCGCTTCGGCGGGTTTATTTTATCTGTAAATATTTTTATAAAAATAATGCCCACACACAGCATAAAACAAAAAGTATCACAGATAAAAAAGGAGCGTAATGTGCAGATTTGTTGTTTTCCATATTTACTCACTTTAACATAATCAATATTGATATGGTTGTTGTTTCGGTGGTTTCAAACGAGATGTTATGGTGATCTGGTAAAATTGCATAACATTAAAATTTAATTTATCTAATCGCTTTTAATAATAAGCGTTGTGTTTATCCCAACAATCTGTTGTTTGACTTTTATTCCATTAATGTAGGGGCTTTACACTGGAACCAGTTTATTTATACTTTATACGCCAGCCTGAACAACTGGCACCTGCTGCGCCAGCAGAGACAACCGATGGCGCACGATACCAAATTACACAATTCTGATGATTCTGCCGTCTTTGCCAGCAGGTGCGGACGGCGTTTTCATGCATTCAAATCGGACTGGTTCCAGCATCCACCATGCACTGAAGAGCAGGCTGAATGGATAATTCAGTGTTACCGCAGGCGCGGATACGAGGTTAAAAAAGCCCTTAGCCTCGACTACCGTCACTGGATAATCTCAGTCAGATTGCCTTACTCCGAACGCCCACCGCGTCCGTCCCGTACATTCCAGCAACGCATCTGGAGGTAACGTGCGGGTATTACTTCGACCTGTTCTGGTACCGGAACTCGGGCTGGTGGTCGTTAAGCCGGGCCGTGAATCCATGCCGGTATTCCACAATACCCGGGTACTGGTGGAGCCGGAACCGAAAAGCATGCGTAATATGCCGTCCGGGGTCGTTCCTGCCGTTCGCCAGCCGCTGGTGGAAGACAAAACATTGCTGCCGTTTTTCAGTAACGCACGGGTAATTCGTGCTGCTGGTGGTGCTGGTGCATTGTCTGACTGGCTGTTGCGCCATATTAAATCCTGCCAGTGGCCACACGGCGATTATCATCACAGCGAAACCGTTATTCACCGATATGGTACCGGCGCAATGGTGTTGTGCTGGCACTGCGACAACCAGCTGCGTGACCAGACATCCGAATCACTCGAGCAACTTGCTCATCAAAACCTGTCAGCATGGATGATTGACGTCATCGGTCACGCAATAAGCGGTACGCAGGAGCGTGAATTATCTCTGGCTGAATTATCCTGGTGGGCGGTCCGCAATCAGCTGGCGGACGCGCTACCGGAAGCGGTATTACGTCGTTCGCTGGGGTTGCGTGCGGAAAAAATCCGCTCAATGTACCGTGAAAGCGACATCGTACCGGGAGAGCAGACCGCCACCAGCATACTGAAACAGCGCACAAAAAATCTTGCGCCGCTGCCTCACGCCCACCAGCAACAGAACCCACCACAGGAAAAGACGGTGGTCAGCATTGCCGTTGATCCTGAGTCTCCGGAATCTTTCATGAAACGACCTAAACGTCGCCGCTGGGTTAACGAGAAATACACACGCTGGGTGAAGACACAGCCGTGTGCGTGTTGTGGTAAGCCAGCCGACGATCCCCATCACCTGATTGGTCATGGTCAGGGCGGAATGGGGACAAAATCTCACGATATTTTCACGCTACCGCTGTGTCGGGAGCATCACAACGAGCTTCATGCGGATCCGCTGGCGTTCGAAGAAAAGCATGGTTCTCAGGTTGATTTAATTTTTCGTTTTCTTGATCACGCCTTTGCAACTGGCGTGCTTGGGTAAAAGAGGTGACTGATGCTCATAGATTTGGTTTTACCTTACCCGCCGACGGTGAACACTTACTGGCGACGCCGTGGCAGCACATATTTTATCTCGGAGGAGGGAAAGCGTTATCGCCGTGCTGTGGCGCTTATTGTTCGCCAGCAGCGGCTGAAATTAAGCCTGTCCGGAAGGCTGGCGATAAAGGTGATTGCAGAGCCACCGGATAAGCGTCGTCGCGACCTGGACAATATCCTGAAAGCACCGCTGGATGCGCTGACGCATGCGGGAGTGTTAATGGACGATGAGCAGTTTGATGAAATCAATATCGTTCGTGGTCAGCCAGTATCTGGTGGACGTATGGGGGTGAAGATTTACCCCATAATGCATGAAGAGCAGGTCAAAAAATGAAACTGGAAGATTTACCGAAATACTACTCCCCAAAATCCCCTGGCCTGACCGATGCATCGGCCTCAACGTCAAAAGATGCGCTGAGTATCACTGATGTGATGGCCGCGCAGGGCATGACACAGAATCGGGCTGAGATGGGGTTTTCTGCGTTCCTGGGGAAGATGGGCATCAGTATGAATGACAGGGCGCGGGCAACAGAATTACTGGCAGATTATGCACTCAGTCGGTGCGATCGTGTGGCGGCGTTGAGAAAACTTCCGGCAGAAATAAAACCGGTAGTGATGCGCATTATGGCTTCGTATGCGTTTGAAGATTATGCCCGTAGCGCGGCGAGCAAAAAACAGTGCCCCTGCTGTCACGGAAAAAAATTTATTGAAAGCGAGGTTTTTACAAACAAGATCCAGTATCCGGATGGTAAGCCACCAGTGTGGGCAAAGTGCACAAAAGGCGTGTATCCGTCTTACTGGGAAGAATGGAAAAAAGTCAGGGAGGTGGTAAAAGTTGCCTGTCCGGAGTGTGGCGGAAAGGGTGAGGTTTCCACCGCCTGTAAGGATTGCCGTGGGCGTGGTGTCGCCATTCATCGTGAAGAGTCGGTAAAACGTGGTATGCCTGTTATCAGAGATTGCCAGCGTTGTGGTGGTCGTGGCTGTGAAAGGCTGCCATCAACGGAGGCATTTAATGCCATATGCAAAGTGACGAGTGCTATCACGCTTGATACGTGGAAAAAATCAGTGAAACGCTTTTACGATACGTTGGTGGTTCGGTTTGACATTGAAGAGGCATGGGCGGAGCGGCAGTTAAAGAGGGTAACGCGATAGTGTTGTTGATTTTTCCCGAATCTGTGGTAAATTTGCTCTAACGATGGGCGTTTTATGCCTGACGTTAGAAGATTTTTTACACCCCGCCACCTGGCGGGTTTTTTATGACTGAAATCGCGTCAGTACAGTAAACGCGCTGGTGGCGGTGAATACCTGTCTTTCAGCTTGCTGGCTTTTTCGACAAGAGTTATTGGTGTGTCACGTTAACCGGAAAAGGGAAAAAGACATGCTAAAACAGCAGGATATGACAGAAACCGCCAGAGTGGTGTTTAATGAATTAAGCGTTACCGAACCGGCGACAGTCGGGGAGATAGCGCAGAATACTTACCTTTCACGCGAACGCTGCCAGTTAATACTGACCCAGCTGGTTATGGCGGGTCTGGCAGACTATCAGTTCGGTTGTTACAGACGCCTTCCGCAGTGAAGGCTTTTTTATTTGTGGTAAATGGGCGGCTGGTGGGTGTTAGGGGCACCCACCAGCCATCTGCTCATGCGTTGGGTTCACAAGCAAACCTCAGGCCCACTGCTTTGCGCAAAAGCAGAATGAGCCTATCAGAGACAGGCTTAATGATCCATGCTTAACACTGTAAAAATATCCAGTTGTGAGTTAATCAACGTCGACTGCCTGGAATTTATCCGGTCGTTACCCGAAAATTCTGTTGACTTGATAGTCACGGACCCGCCGTACTTTAAAGTGAAGCCTGAGGGCTGGGATAACCAGTGGAAGGGCGACGATGATTACCTGAAGTGGCTGGACCAGTGTCTGGCGCAGTTCTGGCGGGTGCTGAAACCTGTCGGAAGTCTTTACCTGTTCTGTGGTCATCGCCTGGCATCTGATATCGAAATCATGATGCGTGAACGCTTCAGTGTGCTGAACCATATTATCTGGGCGAAGCCGTCCGGACGCTGGAACGGATGCAACAAGGAAAGCCTGCGGGCGTATTTCCCCGCCACAGAGCGCATTCTGTTCGCGGAACATTATCAGGGGCCGTATCGTCCGAAAGATGCCGGGTATGCGGCGAAGGGCAGTGCACTGAAACAGCATGTGATGGCCCCGCTGATTTCTTACTTTCGTGATGCGCGCGTGGCCCTGGGGATAACGGCAAAACAGATTGCAGATGCCACAGGAAAGAAAAACATGGTGTCGCACTGGTTCAGTGCCAGTCAGTGGCAGCTACCGAACGAAAGCGATTATCTGAAATTACAGTCGCTGTTTGCCCGGGTGGCAGAAGAGAAACATCAGCGCGGTGAACTGGAAAAGCCCCACCACCAGCTGGTGGATACGTATACGTCACTGAACCGGCAGTATGTGGAGCTGCAGAGTGAATATAAGCATCTGCGGCGGTATTTTGGTGTGACGGCGCAGGTGCCGTACACGGATGTGTGGACACATAAACCGGTGCAGTTCTATCCCGGGAAACATCCGTGCGAAAAACCGGCAGAAATGCTGCAGCAGATAATCAGCGCAAGCAGTCGTCCGGGTGACCTGGTTGCAGATTTTTTTATGGGCTCAGGTTCAACGGTAAAAGCTGCACTGGCGCTCGGGCGTCGTGCGATTGGCGTTGAACTGGAGACCGGACGTTTTGAGCAGACAGTCAGGGAAGTTCAGGATTTAATCGTTTGAAACGGATGAGATTGCAGAATTAATTACGCACCATTATTATTCTGCTTCCGGCCCTTTAGCTCAGTGGTGAGAGCGAGCGACTCATAATCGCCAGGTCGCTGGTTCAAATCCAGCAAGGGCCATCATCACAAACCGCCATTAGCTTATCAGGAAGAGCAGACGACACGATAACAGGGTTGTTGGTGCGGGGGCGGGTCCCCGATGGCGGTCCATTATCGGTATTCAGCGTTGTTAGCTCAGCCGGACAGAGCAATTGCCTTCTAAGCAATCGGTCACTGGTTCGAATCCAGTACAGCGCGCCATATTCATTCTTCCAGATTCCTTTCGGCAGAGCCTTATACTGAAATATACCTGGCTCAGGATATTGTTGAAAATATTATATGTTTGTCAAAAATAAAAGTTCTGTTAAGTGTTGATTGAGTGTTTGTTATACGGTCTAATGGTTTTTTCAGCATTAAATATTTATCATTCATATGGTGTGGGTAGAGTGAATATTGATGAGGCGTCGGGGTGTTTCATCCTTAGGCAGCGTATTGATATAGTCAATGCAGAACGAGCAAAGGCCTTCAGCCGTTTGACAGTTTTGTTCTGTACTCCTGATCGTCTTTCGGGAAGAGACGTTATTATTCTGAATAGTGATGCTATACAGAGGGTTTGCGATGAGTTCATGGTGGCTAATTCAGAATTATTTGCTCTTGTTCAGGAGTACAACAGAATAGCCAGGACCTGTGGTATGGATGAACTTCGGATTACTCATCTGGGGTAGATACATATCTGGATTATCACC